AGGCAATCCCGCCAGTCTTACTCAGTGGGCGTCCTTTAGGACGTAGGATACTGTAATCAATACCAATACCACCACCAGTCATTAGACAAGAAACAGCACGCTGCATTAAAGCAGCCCACTCTTCTCGTGTATCTTCTTCAGCACGTAAAAGGAAGCAATTGTTAAAAAAGCTATGCCCCCGACCAGCATACCAGATGTACCGGCCTCCTGGCAAAAACTTGAAAGTCCTAATATACTCTTCTAACTGCTCTCGATCACTTTTTGACATGAGAGCTTGTGTCTTACCAAACTGTGTACCACAAACATCTTCTACAATTTCATAAGCACGATTAGCCCAGGTTTCACCTAGAAAGCGTGCATATTTAAAATTAAAAATGTTGGCACCAAAAGTATTACGAAATTCGTTCAAATATGCTCCCAAATATGTCGTCGCCAAATGTCTAGTACATTTGTTTTAGAAATGTTATATAAAGCTGCTACTTTTCTACTAGAAAGTTTTCCCTGTAAGGAACGTATTTCAAGAACTTGTGTTTCTTTTAATTTAGAACCTCCACAACGTTCTCCAACAGCTTGTCGTTTCTTTCTTACCATGTCAGCAGAGTTCTCTGCATGTGTTCCTATTTTTAAATGTTGTGGATTTACACATTTTGGATTATCACAAAGATGCATAACTACTTCATTGGGTTGAGCGTTAACAACAACGCGATGCGCATAAGCAATCATACCATTGTGCCAAGTAACTGGATAACCACCACTATTTAAAGCTCCAGACCACTCTATACAATCTGGCATCATTTTAATTTTGTCATTTCATAGTTAACAGTAATAAAGAGTTTGTTACCTTCTGTTTTAGAAGATAAAGTACCATTAGTTAATTTGTAGTCTCCTATAAACATTCGCAATATCATACCTACACGTTGTTGACAAGCCGTAATTGAGTAACCTAAAAGAGGGATGGTTCCTTTTTGGTTTACAACTACGTATTCCATTCCTTTATCCCAATTAATTTTCGCCAAGTAAAGCCTTCCAACTGTGTGTAAATTCTTCAGGCACTAGCCCATTAATTTGTTTAGCAATTTCTTGTGTTTCGAGCTGAGCATGAGGATCAAGTCGTAACTTACAGACACGAGCAAAAGCAGCTAAGCTACCTGACCAAATCCACTCGGTCATTGTGTTCTGAGGAAGTACCATACGAGCTTGTTCAGGTGCTACACCATGTTGTAGTAGTTCAATGTAGCAGCTTAGTGCTTGATCTTGTGCCATCCTAACATACATATCAATATCCATATCTGGCTGCTCAGATGGAATAATACCAGAACTACCCTGTTTAGCGTTTACTGGTTTTCCTCGCCACACTTCCGGGAACCAGAACTCCGGTTCATCGTCAACGTATCGTCTTGAGACTTCATTCCAGGCGAGTCCAACTTGATGTTTGACGAGTTGCCTTGCGACGAAGATTGGGGCTTTGATGCGGAAGCTAAGGAACGCGTGCGCAAAAGGTGTCCAATGGCCGTGATTGGCAAGGTACGATATAAGCTTCTGATCTTTTTCACTTAGATACCATTTACCATCATAAACATCAGTCTGCTCCCAATCACTCTCTTTAGCAAAGCTAACTCGTGCTGCATTAACTACGCTCAGGTCTGAACCCATCGAGTCGATCAGCTCGACTTTCATCGGTACAATTTTCATCTTCGATAAATTCCTTAATTTGTTGCTCTGCTTCGTGTTCTTCAATCACACGCTCAATGTAACGCTTCTTACCGCGTTCTTTTTCCCGCTCTTTTTCTCGATTAGTTTTCTGTTTCATCGTTGATATACATAAACAGGTTTATTTAAACTCTTCATTGTTTCGATCATATTTTTAGTACCCGGAGATTTACCATCCCAAACAGCAACTAAAGCATCAGCATAATCCGCCATTTGTTTGTTACGAATATGCCCAGCAGCCTTACCATATTGATCCCAATCGGCTGGGAATCTTTTTACTGGGAGTTCTCTACAAGCAGCATAGTATTCACCATCTTTATCTACACCGCGGGCTGTACCAGAAACAATCTCAGTAATAGTAAAACCACTTTCTTTAATTGCTTCAAATACATTTCGAGCTACAAAACCTTCTCGACTTCCAGCTACAATTACTTTCATCGTACAGCGTCTTTAAATTCCTGTTCGTATTCTTTAATGTAATCTTCTAAAGCGTCTACTAGTTCAGTGTTTTCCCATCCTAGGATATCAAGAATCTCTTCTACAGAAAGCTCAGCGGCAATTAGCTCCTTTAACTCTTCAAACGTCGCGTGCATCATACCACTCTTGTAGAGCTTTGTTTGCTGCTACCCGCTTCATATATTCTTCTAGTGCTTCAATACCTCCGGGATAATCGGAATTCCGATAGTGCTGAGGTGACGTAAGAGAGTCATAAAATCGGTTGTTAGGATAAACGTCCATTGGTTTAACTCCGATACCTGTGAATGTAGATTGAGCACCAGTAAAAGTAGGAGGATTGTCAGGCACGGGTGAATTAATTTCCACAAGCTTTTCAAGGAAATGAATAGCCTTCTTAATGTCTTCAATTCCATTTTTCTTTCTCCAGCGGGTAATATATTTAATTGCTGTTCCTTCTAAATAACCTAAATCGTTTGCAACAATATAATCCCAACACTCCATTGTTGATTTATAGTGGTTTCCACCAATTTGTTTTTCATTAGCTGCCATACTTACTCCGTAGATATTTTAGTGATACTGGCATTAAATCAAAGGCACCATCGTTAACTTCGTGCAACATTAGGATTCCGCGCCAGTGTTTGTTTCCTTGTGGTCCCATATAATCTTCATCGTGCTCATAACATGAACCGGCGATAATACTAGTAATGGGAGTTCCATCTGCGCGATGGCCCATTGCAATTTGTAGACCTTGCTGGTGTCCGGCAATGCAAGATTGGTGCTTTTTCGATAACATTGCAGCAGCAGACGCGCAAGGCCGGCCGAGAGCACCACTGGTAAAGTAATGACTGTAAGCAATACCGTCAATAACAACAACTTCAAGAAAGTCGTGAACTTCCCAATCTTTTTCATAGCCAAGGTCTTCTGTTGAAAGTACGCCTTCCAACTTAGCATCGTTGTTGACAGCTTTGTTAATGCGGTTTTCATGGTTACCTAAAGTCAGTACTAATCGTGGCTTGTATTGCTTCTGCTTGTTAGCTTTTGCTTGAGTGTTAAAGGATTTAATAGGCTCAAGTAATGCTTGCATAGCAAGCTTTGCTGCTTCAATATCTTTGAGATACCTTTTACCTTCAAAAGACTTCTTACCGATGTCATAGCTAGATAAGCTAGGCATATCAGCAAAGTCACCGAGATTAACAATTGTATCTGGCTGCTTTTTGACGATATATCGGCCAATACATCGAAGGAATTCAAAGTCATCTCCATCTCGTACTTGACAATCAGGAATGATTAAATGTGTTTTACTGGTAGCCATCTTCATCTGAGGGGTGATCAGGCATGTTTACTAGGTCTTCATTGTTTACTGCTTTGAATGGCAGTGCTCCCTGGCTTAGTAAATAGTTTAAACCTGTTTGGATTACAAAATCAGCTTCTTCTTGAGTAAGCTCACCTGTAAAGGTGACTGTACCTTGTGGTGTTTTAAATGAGGTATTAATATTTATTGTTTATTCTCCTTGAATTCTTTTGGTAGTTTTACATTATCTAAAATACAATCAAACATAGGAGCAATTTCTTTTGGAGTATAACCAGCTAATCCACAACCAATGGGTACTACATGAAACTCTAAGTTTGGATGTAAATAAGCATAAGCTTGGAATCTATCTACATAGAATTTAATAATATCTAAAGGTAATGTAGAAAGTTTTTCATCTTTTGTTGGAATAGCATAACTATTTCCCTGCCGACCGTGACCTACACCAGTAATAGCGCCCCAATTTTTCTTAGCCTCTAAAGCTGAACCTGCTCCATGCCGACCAGCTAAATTACTTCCAAAAACAAAAATTACTTGTTTTTCCACTTGTTTAATATTGTTTTGTTGAAGTCTCGTACATGGCACCATTCGTATCCGTGTTTAGTAGCCCAGTCTCCGTAAGATGTTTTACTAAGTTGGTTAAGTTTGTTGTCGGGGTTTCCGAACACGAAAAAGATTTGAATATCCGGGTGTTGCGCTCTGATGTAGAGGTGTTTTGCTCTGTCTGATGCTGTGAACCGTCCTTTTCCTTCAATGAACTTGTTTGGTCCAATTTGGAAATCTGGTGTGTACGTGTGAGTAACATCATACTTTAGCTTTTCCTTTTCATAAACCTTTAGTGGGTCGGTTAAGATAACGGCGATTCGTTTCTCTAGTCGGCTCTTGTACGGAGCATTTGTTTGTTTCGCTTTGTTTCTTTTGTTCGTGGAATTCTCCTAAAGGTTTAGGTTGCATGTAATAAATAGTTCCAGTACTTGTTTGCATAGGTACAAGCTCCATATCTCCCCAACTAACTTTTACGTAAGCTGATTTGAATTTACTGGTGGTTTCCATGAATCGTTTTCCTTACGCTGAATCCAGAGACATTGTGCATAAAGTTCCATTACTGGTTCACTATTCCAAACTTCTTTACAGTAATTATACATCTCTACTTCTTGACTAAAGTCGTTAAGTGGATCAAGAAGCTTCTGTATGAATTTGGGTGTTGCTTGCCTAAACTTACCATCGTACGCAGGAATGTTGTCTGACCCATCTCCTTGAATAACTTGTCCATAGAAGGCGCGAAGCCCATCCAAAGGCGAAACGTATCTTTCAATTCCTTTAACGAAATCGTAATGATATCCTGGGACTTGTAAGAGGTCCTTATCTAAAGACACACAAATAACTTTAATACCCATTTTTAAAATGATAAATTCTGTGGCAGTTTGAACATAATAAAATACATTTATCTAATTCTTTAAATAGTGTTTCATCCGAAGCACTCATCATTAAACCAGGATCTCTGTCTTTTTGTTTTGGGTCTAAATGATGAAAATCAAAAGCTGCGGGATGAAAAGATTGCTTACAATGTTCACAGGCATTTCCTTTGTACTCAATAGCTCGAAGTTTACGTTCGTTTCGTCTTTCTTTTGCTTTCTTGTTATAAAGTTCTTTATATAACTGACGATATTTTTTATTGTCTTTTACATTACATTGAATACAAATATTTGATGGTTTTGGTGGTTTATATTTATAATCAAGTTTAAAAAGAGTATCTTCACCTTCAATAAAACATTTATAACATTTCCGCATTTAATTGAGTCATTCTAATACCACACATATCATCCACTTCTTTGCCATTTACAATCTCTGCTTTCCATTTTGTAATTAGATATTCACGAACTTCTTCTAGCCATGTTGGCTTTGGTTTGTCTTTACGATTAGCTTTATATTCTGGGTAAATTTCTAATCTCCAATTACCTTCACCTGCAATGTAAAGTTCATAAGAAGTGGCATTAGTCTCATACATAATTCGTTGCATAATATCTTCGGCTCTACCTAAAGCATATTCTAACTCTTCTAGATAAGGTTTGGCTTTAGTGGGCTCACAAGAACTTGCAGCTCTGTATGAGATGTGATCACCATCAATAATTAAATGAACACTCATTTGGCACTGTTAAGGTATTGATGTAAGTACATTGCTCGTGCATCTACTGCAATTTCATCGTGATCATCTGGATTATGCCCTAAGGCAATTTCAATAGCGTGCATCAGTTCGTGGCAAAACGTCTGTTCTTTGACTTCTTGAGGTAAGGTATCAAGGATACGGATCTCTTGTTTAAGGATGTTTGTGTCTCCCCATTTACCCTTCAAACGTTTCATCCTACGAACTGTCCACTTAATCCCACCCAATTGGAACTCGGATGGGATAACCATTATCGTGTAATGCTAAAGCCTAGGAAGGTATAGTCGTCGTAGTACTTACCAGCTAGTTGTGTTACCTTACGTCGTACATACTTACGAGCTTCCTCGTAGGTAGTAAAACACTTGTTATTGAACCGCTTACCAAATCGTTTGATTTTATACATTAAAATACCTTTTCACCTTTAACAATAAATGCTAGAACGTTAGTAGGATTTACAATTACATAACCCTCTTCACTCTCTAAGCGAACCCAAGAACCAGAAACATCAACAGTCTTTACATTGTTGAGACGGATCTCATGACCATGAGTAGAAATAACACGGCGGACTTCTTCATTTACTTCTTTAATTTTTGACATATTTATTCCTTACTGAACATCCGGGAAATCATCAGGCATATCAGTCAGACTTACTGGTTTGGCTTCTTGGGTAGAAAACACCCAATCCGTAAATTCTTGAGCAAGAGCGAGTACATCCTGCTTAGTTGGCGGAGTTTTAGCACCGATGGATAGCAGTTCAATTGCCGAGCCAAGAGAGCTTTGCTTAACGATATACACTTGCTTCTTAGCACGCTCTTCGGGTGTTTCATAGTTGCTTTTAGGTACAGGAGTGCCGGCGGTCTTTACTTGTGGTTCCATAACAGTTCCTGGTGCAGCTTGTGTGGCACTGAGCCATGTCCAATATTCTTTACCATCTTTACCTGGTTTCTTTTCACTCTTAATCTCGAAACAATCGTTAGCTTTTGCGTCAGCTAGAGCCTTGTAAGCGTACTCTGTAAGACCAAAAGACATGAGAATTTTAGATTCTACTTTACCAGATTCTAAGTTTTTGTAAGCTACTTCTAGCTTGTTGTACCCACCTTTTGCAGTAGGTACGTATGTGTTCTCTACACTGATAACTTTAATATTTACTTGCATAAATCCTTTATGTATTAATATATATTAATTAATATACTATATATTATATATATATATTTAATATAGTATATATAGATTATAACCTACTATTTTTATCTTGTCAAGTCATTTCTGTCAATTTTCTCCATCTGTTTCATGTTAACTCCGTACTTGACCTCACAGGCTAGGGGTACCTCCCAGTTGTACCCAAAGATCTTACGAATGTTCGTCTGGAGGTCGTCGAACACTTGGTGGAACAAATTCGTCACTTGCTGCAAATAGGCAGCGGGTGCGTCTACCACAATCGAGTCGTGAACGGAAGAGACAAGCTTTACAACGTTGATAAGACCGAACTTCTCTAATCGCTTGGCAAAGCTGATCCTGGCAATCGTCATCACGTCGGCACCTGTCCCCTGAACAGGGTAATTCGTTAAAACGGTCCATGGGATGAATAATTCTCCTTTCCTATCCCTACCCATATCGATGGGCCAAAAACGCCCCAGCGGCCCGATTATGGGCCTTCCTGAGGCTACTTGCTGGGCCCACTCTTTGTGTTTCTCATCCAACCCCTTGTATTTCTCGTAGAACTTGAGATTAACCTGATCCCAATACTTTGGGTTAGAGCTAACATGCATAAAATCGGGATCATTAGCAAAGCTCCAACCACTCCCACGGAAAATAGTACGGAAGAGATAAATTTTTGCAATAAGCCGTGAAGGTAATTCAAAAGCAACTTGATTTTTGGTATGTGTATCCTCCTTGTTTAAAATTTCCATAAGACCAATAGGGTCTTTACTTAGCTCGACAGCAGTGCGCCAGTCGTATTTCTAGCTGAGCAGCGTCGGCCTGAATCAGCATAGAGAGGTAACCTCCTCAGGAACAACATGGTTCCTGCGTCGATTATGGACCTGTTCTTTATATGTAGCCCACCGACAGTTGTCAGGCTCATAATTTCCATAAGGATTAATTCGATCTAAGGTTTTACCGGCAGGTCGGATACCCATATCTTGATAAAAGTTTTGAAAGTCTAACCAACTTTCACAAATAGTAATTCCTCTTGCACCATATTGAGGGTAACGGGTTGCTTTAGGATTTAAACACCTCTGTTTCATTTGTTCCCATGAATGGTATGTTCTAGTATTATACATTTTGTGTTTACTAGGTGAATTTTTACCTCTAATCTCGTTTTGCCAACAACCACATGATTTGGTACGATTATTTCTTAAACTCCAAGAATCAACTACAGTGGTATTACCACAATCACATAAACATTCCCAATAGATTTGCCTACCTGCTCCTTTTGATTCTGTTCTTTTTACGACTAGTAGGCGATTATATTTATTACCTTTTAAATCATACATCTATTCTCCTTAAACTGGCTTGCATCAGCTTGGATTAACATCTACATCATATTCTTGAATTTCGTAGTAATAAGACGGACTCGATCTGTTGTCACTTTTCCAGTACCCAGTATCTTCATCAAGAAAATAGACAGTATTACAAAATGCTCTTGCTTTTTCTTTACTAGAAAACACAGCAATATTATTGTGGTGTTCCCAAGTAGTTTCTTCTACTATATAAATTTTCATTTTCCTAACTCTTTCTGAATAAGATCTAAAACAGACAACAGAACTTGTTTATAAAGTTCTGGGTCTTCTTGTTTAAGGGTAGAAAGCCATTCCATGATCGAAGATAAGTTTTTGGATTTCACTTGTTAGTTTCTTTTCTACTCTATACTGACTAGGGAGAGGCAACTCAATGGTATTAAGCCCAGTATTAATACCAACATCTTCAAATAATTGTTTAATTTTTGGCCAAGTAATTGATTTATTTTTATGAAATTTTAATACATATTTGTCATAAAGAATGAAGTAATTGTAAATATCTTCTTTATCCCAGACTCGCTCTGGGTTGTTAAGAAAACGACGTTCTTTAATGATAACGGGTAACGAATACGTCAAGGCAGTCCCCTGCAAAGTTCTGAAGGTTAGGATTACTTGATGAAAGGCGGCCTGTCTGAACTACTACTTGGTTAAACTGACCGTGGATCATTCCTTGGGGCCAGTTGTGTTTCTGATTTTTCTTAGGCAATCCTCGATAGTATGTACTGTTAAGCTTATCCAACTCTGATAAGCGAAGAAGAAGACCCACATACTTCTTTGCAGCCGGTCCTTTAAGTTTGCGTAGAGTTCCTTCATCTGTTTTAAATACTCCATCTTTTGCAAGCCCTGAATTTGGAAGAGGCTCAACAAGTCTAGGTAGAACATGTTCAATTGTTACGTTTTTGTACTTGGGTTGGTCTTTTTGCTTTCCAGATTTGAAATAACCAACGTGCTCTTTTGTCTCTTGATAGACCTTACCCCCGTAGAGGAAAGCCGAAATCTGCTCAGGACTGTTGAAATTAATTGGAATATCTGGATAAATGGCTTTAAGCTTCGCGCTAATCTCATCAATTTCCTTTTGGATTACTTCAGCTTTTTGTAGACATAGAGCTTCATCATACAACTGTCCGTTCCACTCCATTTCTTCAAGCACTAGTAAATCTTGACATTGAAGTTTAAATAGTTTAAATAGGGCAGGGTTTTGTTTAAACTGTGCTAATTGTTTGAGGTAGATTTGGTAAGTTAAATCAACGTCTTTGATGCAATATTCAGCTAAAATTCCTTGAGGGATTTCATCTGTATTGATTCCCTTATCCCAATATTCTAGCTTAATTACATCAATCTTGTGGCCGAGTCCATATTTAACGGCAGTCTCTTCGAGACTTGGATACCGAATTTTTTGTCCACTTAATAGGAACTCTGCTAACTGACAGCACCAAATGTTTTGATATAGTTTAAAGCCAACACGCCTGTACCAGTGTAGATCAAACTTAGCGTTAAAGAACACAGCCAAGTCACAATTAAAATCACCTTGTGACCAGTCAAATGAGCAATGAGT